GTCTTGTCACCGGTTGGGCTATAATCAATAAAGCAACCAGTAATCTTATTCTTGCCAGCAACTACGTCAAAACCAAAGATAGGTGCAGGATTATGCGTATGTGGAAACACACAACAGTGCATCATCCACAGGCCTTTAGTTGCTCTAGCATCTACAACATCGATATGTGCTCTGCGATAGTTGTCACTGCTCCATACTTTATTGAGCCAACCAGGTTGATTAAAACGGTCCATGCCGGGCTCAAATACTTCTACGCCAGTTTCACTGAACTTGTTTTCCAGCATCTGTTGTATTTGTATCAATGATGACCAAACTTTACTCTCCATGATACAAATCCTTCATCATCTTAATGGCAAATTCAAATGCTACACATGCCTCATCGCCCAAATCATCTGTGAGTGTTTGGCGAATAGATATTTTCATAGCATCAGCATTTTCAAAGTCATAGAACTTGCCACTCGAAATATGTGCTACTTGCTTCTTAATGATTTGACCACCGAATAGGTCGCCCATGTGGCGGCAGTATAGATGCGCTTTAACCAAATGTTTACGTTCTGGATCATTGCTTAGTTTATGTAAGTATGCCTGATACTCCAATGTAGCAGGCGTTAGATAGCAGTAAGTGCCATCGTCTAATTCTAGGAAGTCTGCAAGGATGCCCTTGAGACGGGGAAGGTCTGGCATGGTGTCAAGAAAGCCTTGACGTTTGCAATACCATTCAATCGGATCGTAAATTGCAAGTAGATTGTACAGATAGTTTTTGTAATCTTGTTTTTCAATCTTACCGCTGAGTAACATCTTGGCAAACTTAGTCAGTTCAGCCTCGTGGTGAAGGTCTTTGGTAATTTCCCTTAAACTCATTCCTGTTCCATTCTAACTTGTAATGGAAATCCATGCTGTCGACAAACCTGTGTTGTCTCGATGGTTTTTTGTTCAGCAATTTCAAAAGTGTAAATGCCTACAACCGCCGAGCCGTCAGTGTGTACTGCCAGCGTGATGTCTTTTGCAGTTTCCTGAGTGTGACGGAATATTGAAATAAGCAATTCGATCACAAATTCAATTGGGGTCTTATCATCATTAAGAAAGATGATTTTATATTTTTTAGGCTCTGCAATTACCTTTTTGATTTTTTCATCAATTTGCACATCCATTGCGGTTGACATAACTTTCCTCTTTTAGATATTTATAAAATGGGGGACAAAGCCCCCATACTTTACTTGATAGCAATTAAACGTGGTTTAAGTGCTTCAGGGATTATGCGTGTTAGTTTAACACGAAGAATACCGTTAGTCAACTCTGCGTCCCCCACTTCCATGTGATCTGCCATGGTAAAAGTACGTTCAAAATCTCTAGCGGCAAGTCCACGATGCACATACTTGCTGGCATCATCTTCCTTGAGGCGTTGACCACGAATAGTCAATAGATTCTGATCCACTTCAATTGAGACATCTTCCTTGTCAAATCCTGCCACAGCAACTTCGATCTCAAAGTGATCGTCATCGTGTTTTAGAATGTTGAATGGCGGGTAGTTGGTTTGTGGTGAATTAGCGAATCTGCGTTCGGCATCGTGAAAGATGCGATCAAATCCGATAAGTGCTCTGTTTAGTTGAGCGAGACTGTTTGTATCAAAACGAGTTAATGCGTTCATAATTTTCTCCTTATATTAAGCAAGAACGTTTTTGGAGCACCATGCTCCGATTTGTAAAACCCTTACGGCGTCCTACAAATTTATTTATACCGGATGTCCGATATTAAAACAGTTTTTTTGGCAATGCTTGTTTTGCCAGTTCTTTGCGCCAACGATTAACGGCGGCGCTTTTTGCCCTTTTACGAGTAGTTGTTGGTTTTTCATAGAACTCACGACTGCGCAGATCTTCTAGTAACCCTGAATCTTGTACTTTCTTTTTGAATCTTCGCATGGCCTTTTCAAAAGGCTCACCTTCTCTAACATGTACTACATTGCCGAACGTTTTAGTTTTCATAGCGACCTTAACTTCTCATTTAAATTAGGAAAATCGTAAAACCTATTTGGGTTAATTACGGAATAATCAACTTTGGGATTAGTTATTCTGTAGTATGTATTAGGCATGCTGATAATATATGACAAGAAATGACTTGCATCATCGGGCACGTTATCGCAATCTAGAATAACGGCTTCTGCTCTTACTGCTACAGTTAGTAGCCATTTGATATCAACATCCGTGGGTGTATAAAGGTACACATGAATGTTAGCATTAAATGTTTTTAAGTAATCATCCAAGAAGTCTTTTATGTCACTGGTTGGAGTAACTAACAATATACTTTGTGTACGATTCGGTAGTATATCCGGTGGAGTAATTAATGTTACCTTTTTTGGAATCATTTTGCTTTTTTGTCTTGTATTCTTTGCCATAGTGTTTCTGTGGTCTGTTCAGCATTTTGTACATACGTATCATCTCGAGTCTTAACAACCTGTTGATCACCTTCTTTGACTATGTATGTTTTCTTATCTGATTTATCTGTTTCTTCTTCCCAAGGCAACGTATCAATCATTCCTAGGTCTTTTTTTGCACGTTCTTCTTTGATGGTAGAATCAGGATTTTCTAGTTTCCACTGACGCATACGATCTTTAACCGATTCTGTTTGTTCGACATCATACGATCTTGCATGTTCTTCGATATCAAACTCTGTTTTGGCGACTTTTTCTTTTTGAAGTTCGCGCTCTGCTTCTTCTATCATTCGGTTCCATTGTTCAAGACCCACTTGTTCAACAATGTCAATTTTTTCTGCTTTGGCTGCTTCGTTGAGATCCAAATCTCTAGGATTGATTTCTTCTATTTTTTCTGCTTTTGGAAATGGCCAATGAGGGCTAGGTGTGGGCCACACTGGTTCTTCCTTTTCAATCTCTGCCAAGAGGCGATTACCTTCCTCTATGTCGGGCTCGGCGATAGTTTCTTCCGGGGGCTTTGAAACTTCATACAAGTCACTGGCCATTTCAGTGTACTCTTGTCGCTCTTTGTGCCATTTGTAAGTCATTTGTGCGCCCAACAGCATTAGAATAGCCAAGGGGTCAAACACAAACACTATAATCATAATGACCCATGTCACTGCCCTTTCTAACAAATTGGCATCTGGGTTATCACCGTAGATCAGTGCGGCAATATATTTTATTGGGCCGACTTCGGCTTCGACTTTGCGGACTTCTGCGGCAATGGGGGCTCGTGCTTCGTTGAGTCCAGCAATAGCACTCTGTGACCTAGAAATATCGTTTTGGAGTCTAGTTCGTTCTGCTTGTTGCTGTCTACGGATTTGGACTGCTCGTTCTGCCCCACGGTCGTCGGTGCTACGACTAAGGCGTTCATTAACCTGCGAATCCATTTGACTAAGTGCTGTACGTGCGGCATCGATATTCTCCCGTTCAGTTTTTATCTTCTCATCATAGATAGCAATTTTACTCTGTACATCACCGCTGACAATATTTTGGTCCAAGTGTGCTTTGCTTAGGAAACCAAATATACCCATGCTGGTAATGACCATGAGCACTATTACTGCCGTAGTCATGTATACTTTCATAGTCACTGGGATCTTGTCCCAGTAGGCTTTGAGCCAACTTGCGGCTACAAGTTTGGATATTTCCAGTGTAGTGCCCATTATTACGATAGGCCAAAACGCCGCGGCAAAAACTGCGGTTAAGCCTATAACACTATAATAAATGGCCACTGCCGATAGTGTCAATCCTGAGAGTGCAAGTAAGAAAGTAAATACCATAACTATTATTTATCGACTAAAACTCCAATAACGACTATCCATGGTGTGACATCCTTGCTCGCTGAATTCACGTATTCGTTGTTTAATTCGAACCTCTGTGAAGAATTTACGACACACACCGCCTTGAACCGGATAAGTCATAACAATACTAACTCTTCCTGCACTGTCAGTTGACGGATTGTACCATTCGGAAACTTCTCCGTTATCTGAATTTTGCAGTGCATGTATAACTGTCATGATGTGTGTTTGTTTGTCTTCATAAGACAGCGAACCTTCCACAGACTTAAACAAGTTGAAGACAATGGCAAGGACACTGGCATTGCTTTGATAATCCTGTCTTACTCCATTAGTTGCACTCAATGGAATATTAACATCTGCATGAGCCGTACTAGCGATGCTGACCAGGATTAAAAACTTCACTAACGCCCGAGAACTTTTGGCAAGCATAACCTCTCCTTTCAACCAGTTGGCCTCTTAGAGGCATGACATAATAAAATTCTGTACAATCTTTAGAGATACCACTTCGAGCCTGAAACAGTTGTTTCGTTGGATCGTCGGTGCATTCTATTCGTGTATCGCTGGAAACCTTCTCACCATCTTTAACATTGATGGCTTGATTAGTATAACAGTACTGTGGCTTTAGCCGAGCAGATTCAGGATAACTTGCACATCCGGTCACTGCCACAGACAACGATACTACTGTGTAGTAAATGATTTTCATTACTGTGCCTTAGATGCTTTGGTTGCTTTGGCTTCAGCAATCAATTGCTCAAATACATCTTTCTTCATTTCAAGGCGAACGTAAGTGTAATGACGACCGTTCATAGTGAAATGACCTTTTTCAGTTTTGACATGCTTGCGGATGGCAGTGTTGTCAACCTTATAAGAAATCACAGTACGAGTAGATTTCTTATCGTCTTTGATGTCAATAACAGTTTCGGAGTTAACCACACCGTCGATACGCTTTGCAAAGTTGTTCATTGCAATGGCATCCATCTGTTCTTCAGCGGCTTGTGCAAATGCAGACTCGCCGGCGCCGCAGGCATAGACCATGTCTTCTTTCCACCAGAACCAACCTTTGACGCCTTCCTGTGCGCAACTCTGATACCAACCGGGCTGTGCGTAAGTTTTACGATCCGGGATATCTTTCATTGAACTACAGCCAGTAATGGCTACAGCCGCCAAACTAATTAAAATTGCCTTTTTCATAATGTGCCTTTCTGTGTGTTGAATAATAGTTTTCACTATGTACATAGTATAACACCACCCGGAGGTGGTGTCAACTGGTTTGGTAATCGATATTATTTGAAGAATATCAGAGCCATCAATACTGCTTGAACAATGAATCCAAAACCAATAGTAACAATGTTCAGCATGTCTTTTTGGACTGAGGCTTTGACAAATAACAATGCCAATCCAGCCCAAACTAACAATACCAAATCAACGCCTGGTAGTCTATCGGTTAGTCCAGCCATTACTGCTAGTAGGCTTGGAATGGTTGCAGAGTGTAAGATTATTACAGCAATCCAACCCAATGTTTCGGCTGAAATATTTCGAAATTTTTCAACAAAAAATGTTTTGACTGCTTCCAAACTGTAATTGCTTTCTATCATGATTATTGCCCTTTTGGTTTGTAAAAAATGTGATTACCGATTGATCCAATTTTATCCAAATTCCATCTTGGATTTACGTAGTTTGCATGATAGTACAATGCATCCTTCATAACATCCAATCTAAAATTTTCTAGTAGAACTTTCTTGGCCACAGCATAACTTTCATCATATGCGGCTTTGTTTATAGGACGAGCCTTAGTGGCGCTTTCGCAATACCATGAGAACTGGCAGACCACTTTGTCCATGAACGATGTCTTTTGATAAATTACACCGCAGACATCTTTTGGAAAACTAGGATGTTCTACTCGATTCAAAGTAACTTGTGCCACAGCAACTTTACCTTCAAACGATTCATGTCCGGCTTCTCTATAGATATTCATAGCCAAACAATCTAGTTGACGTTCACGTGTCTTAATGGAAACTACATCTTTATTATAGTAACCATTATTTTTCTTAAGAATTTCAAATTTTCTTTCGGTGATGGCATTAACGACCATGACCACTAACAACAGCGCCAAAATGTAGGTGCTGATTTTAATTATTTTTTCCATAAGTCCTCCTTTGACTTGGTGTTGTAAAACTTCTACAACATTACATAAAGGGAGTTAACTTCACGAGGCTCTGAAAGAACCCTACTTTCGTGTAGTTGTCTCCATTGGACGCACTGTCTCATAATCAGTGTGCCTTTGGCGACCCTTGGCTTCCCGAAAATACGGGTTTCTCATTGGCCAAGACCCGCGGAACTGTTTCTGCTTTTGACATACTTTGGTTCTACTATCTTAGTTTCTTTGCGAAACGTACAGTATATATCTCATTGTACAATATTCCATTGAAAAATGCAAGATTATCGACAAAATTTGTTGTACCTTGCTACTTTTTTACAAAATTCAATGAACATGTCATTGCCCATGTGTTGTTTGAGACAGTTGGCTTCCCAAGTGATCAACTGAATATTACCTTTGACATATCCTTTATTGCTGTCAATTCTATCAATAGTACAACTCATAGGATTACACCACTTACCCAACCACATTTGACCACCTCTGGTGAATTCTAATTTATCACCTGTTAATGCACAGAAAAAATCCTGCGATGCTCCAACTTCATAAACGTAATCGAGATCGACTTCTATCTGTTGTGATTCCTTTCCTCGGTTTTCGGCACGCCGTAAATTAACTGCCAAGAAGCCTAAAATTTCTTTTACTTCTAGGAGGTCTTCTTGACGTCGATTCCAATTTGAAATTTCAGTTTTTGACGGACTCCTACGCATCAGTTGTGTACGATTTTCGCCACGCGATTCAAGGAACTCGCGGTATGTTTTAGATTCGAAAACTTTAAATGACATAGTTATCTCCGCATTTTGGAAATATCTACTGCTTGCTCATCCGAAAATACCGGAACAGCATTGCTCTTGTGCATGGTGGCAATTCCTTTAACCATTGTTCCTGTATAGACTTTTGGTGCCTTAACTGTACATGCTCCGCCACTAAATGGCAAACTTGGATGTTTGACATCAGTACCGTATCGGCTGTAGGGTTTGTTATCCGGCTTGTAAACTTCGGCAGTCAAAGCACGTTTGCGCTTTTTTTCGTCTGCCTCAATACCCCAACGTTTTTGTAGTTCTTTCCAACTTTCTTCTTGCTCACGAGCCTTCCTAGCATGTTCTGCCGAAGCGAATTTCTGTTTGCCTTTCTTTTTGCCGGTGGTACTGAGCCACGGACCTTCTAGATGCATACTCATGTGAACTCCAAATGTTTACTGTACCTATAGTATAATACAGATAAAGTGATCTGTCAAGTTAAAAATAATTTTTGGTAAACTTCTTCCAAAAGGTCTTCGATATCCAAATTGATATATTTTTGGTTAAGTTCAAATTCTTCGTCCTCTACCAATTCCCACCCTTCGATACCAAGTATCTCCATGGCTTCCCTTTTGGAAAGAGGTTCTTGTCGTTGATGGCTCACCCAAATAACTGTCATTAATGCGCAGGCAAAAACTGCTTGATCATTGTAAACACCTCTGTCTTCACACCATTCCAATGTTCGATTGAGATAGTAATCGATATCTTCTATTCTGTGCTCTAATTGGTCAATCCAGTGTTGGGTGTCTAATCTGGTCCAGGGTGCGGTCATACTCTAAAACTTTCTCCACATCCACAGCGGTCACGTTCATTTGGGTTGATAAAATCAAATCCTTCATTGAGTCCGTTGCGAACCCAATCCATTGTCAAGCCATTTAGATAAGCCAGACTCTTGGCATCGACCAGCACAATGAATTCTGGTTGTCCAAAATTAGTAACTCCGGGTTCAGCAGTGTATTCATCTACATATTCTATGGTGTAGGCCAAACCACTACACCCTGTAGTTCTTACACCTATGCGGATACCCACGCCCTTGCCACGCTTGTCTAAATTCTGTTTGATTCGTTTACGTGCTGTGTCGGTTACGGTAATCATCAACGGCCGCCTTAATAGCGTCTTCGGCAAGAATACTACAGTGTATTTTAACTGGAGGTAAGGCTAGTTCTTCTGCTATTTCTTTGTTTTTGATTGTTCCGGCTTGGTCAAGGGTTTTTCCTTTGAGCCATTCTGTAACGAGACTCGAACTCGCGATAGCCGATCCACAGCCATACGTTTTAAATTTCGCATCTGTAATAATACCTGTATCATCGTCCACCTTTATCTGTAGTTTCATCACGTCACCGCAAGCAGGTGCGCCCACCATACCAGTGCCCACTGTGGGATCATCTTTGGCAAACGATCCTACGTTGCGTGGATTTTCATAATGGTCAATTACTTTGTCCGAGTACGCCATTGATATATCTCCAGTTTATTATTTTCCATATGTTTTGCAAGTATTTCTTTTTGTCTGCTTGATAGTCCAAGGCCCACGCATGTTCCCACCAGTCAATCAACAATACAATATCATTACGAACTTCGTGGTTCACAATGGTTTTGATCTTGCCATCCTGTGCCAAGTACACCCAACCACTGCCTTGTATCTTCATGGCCACCGTTTCAACTTGATCTTGAAATGCATCATAGGTTTTGTAATGCTGTTCAATAAATGCCAGACTGGCATCATACGGTCTATTAGCACCTTGTGGTGCATGTAATTGGCCAAAGTATATGTTGTGCAAAAATGCGCCGGCTTCATTGAAATCATCGTCGCCTTCGCCTTTGTTGTAACGATCAACATAGGCCTTGTACAATGTGCCGTAGTGGTAGTCAAGACTTTCTTTGCTCTTGACAGGCGCCAACTCTGTAAGTTCATACGGCAGAGGCAAATGAAACAGTTTGTCCTTTTTGCCCTCCATTACGAAGTTTTTAATAAAGGAATAGGTCATACTGAGAAACTGCTACCACAACCACAGGTGGACTTGGCTGCTGGATTTTTAATAGTAAAACTGCTACCCATGGCATCTTCAGTGTAGTTGATCTCCGAGCCCAACAAGTATTGATAACTCATGGCGTCTATGAGAACTTTAACACTGTCACGCTCTATGACAAAATCGTCTTCTGCTTGTTCTTCGTCGAAGGTGAATCCATATTGGAATCCACTGCATCCACCACCTTGAACAAAGGTGCGCAGGCACAACTTGGGATTGTTTTCTTCTGCTAAAAGGTCTGCGATCTTTCTTACAGCCGATTCTGTTATTGTAATTGGTTCCATACTAGTATTTACCAATGACGTATAGTGTTGGCAATAATAAAAAAGCAGGTTATAACATGTATGATGACCCAGAACGTTTTGAGAAACAATGCAATTCTTGCTTCTCTTATTGTGAGGATAGGAACATCAGGACGGTCCTCATCCGTTTGGCCCATTAGGTGCCCGGTGGCACGAGCCCAAATTCTTTCAAGACTGTTCACCTGTAATCCTTTCGTAGACATCTTTCCAGTTTTTTACAAGTTGAACATCATTGCCCACAAAGTCCATGTTGTGACCATGTTCCATGAGCAGACTCTTTAGTCCTACTTTGGCACCTGCCAGTGCATTGGTAATTTTGTCTTCTACCCAATAGTAGCCTTTGCCTCGATACTTTTCCAGCACTTCGTCTTTGTCAGCACCTGTGTCCAAATAAATGAATTTTTCAAAAGCCGTTTTTCCAAACAACTTACGAAGATTCATTGTGCGTAATTCTTGTGCATTTTCATCTTCGCTTAGACTTGTAATACAGTGAAAAACATAACCATGTTCTTCATGCAGTCTTTTGATATAATACATGGCATCACGCAAGGGCGGAAGGAATCCAATAGCGGCACTCTCATTAAAAATCTTAATAAGTTTCTTGCCCTGCTCCATATCAATTCCATAGCGTTTGCCAATTGAATAGACCAATTGCCCGCCATCTTGTTTTTGGAAGCCATGTTGTTGCATCCAGACGTCAAATGCATACTCCCAATCCAAAATAACACCGTCTGCGTCTGTAAGAATGATTTTTTTCATACCCTAATTTTAACACAAAACCTACAGGTTGTCAAGCGATAAATATCATTATGAGCATACCAATTTCAAGAGTCGGAGATATCGGTCAAGGTGACGAATGTGCAGATACCCGCAATTCCCACCGAGCATACACAACTACCTATGTAACCGGCGCAAGCACAGTATACATTAATAATCAATCTGTAACCACACTGACCACGTTGGGTGAGCAAAGTTGTGGTGACGGACACACCAGCACAGCCACAACTGGTTCTGCCACTGTGTTCATCGAAAACCTTGCAGTACACCGCGTTGGTGATATTGGCAACGGACAAATAGGGGACGTTTATACTTCCATGACTGGCAGTCCAGACGTATTTGCAGGATAAACTATGCTATTTAAATTGCCCGATCCACCAGCAGGACAAACTTACGTTAACAAAGTCACTGCCAACGGTGCGCAAACTGTTCTAGTACCAACAAGTTCTATCAGTGAGGATGTCTGCACAGCCACTGGCAGGACATGGGAAGAGGAAGCACGGCTTTATAATATTAGAAATGCGCCCGATGGCCAGCCTATTGCCAAACCTGGTGACCCGTTTTATCAAACAGCAGATTCTATGAAGAATCGCAATAAGAGTGTTAACGGTGCAGTGAGTGCTGGCAGTTTGAAATTTTTCAATATGCTCAGTGGTGCATCTGCAGATAATCCTCCAAACCTTTCTGACACAATGTCAAAGATCAAAGACGGTAGCATCAATGCAGATATCACTGCTAATCTCAGCAAGATAGGTGAAGTATCAGGAAGTTTACCTGGGGTGAGTAGTGCTCAGTTAGAAGCCGCAAAAGCAGACATTGCCGCAAAGATGGCCAAGGCACAAGCAGACCTTCCAAAGTTGTTGGCCATGGCACAGGCCAATGTAGATATTCTCACCAAAAAGAAAATTGCAGAAACGGGCAAACCTCCCACCGAAGCCGAAATTAAAGCCGCACAAGGTGCATTGACAATTTTCCAAGATGGTCCTAAACTATTAGAATCCAAAGCCGCAGAAATCAGCAAGGCTGTGGCAGAGTCAGGCAAAGATTTTGGAGCCAATCTCAGTAAAGGACTAAGTTCAGCAAAAGATTTTGCCAAAGCAGGTATTAACAAAGTAACTAATTTGGCCAAGACAGCCGGTGCCAAGATAACTGAATTTGCCAACGGAGTTCCAAGTCAAACTATACCCGATCCTGCAAATCCAGGACAGACTTTACCAAATCCTGCCTATACCACTTTTGCCGCTAATCCTGCTAATGCCGCTAAGATAGCCAAGGTAACCGAAGTAACTGGAAAAATGAATGCCGCTGCCGCAGACATGACTACAAAATTTGCAGAGATAGAAACTGCACAGGCTTCGGCAGTCACGGGAGGAATGGCTGATTTGAAAGCATTTGCATTTGCCGCACAATTGAGTCAACCAGCAACAGGTTTTAAAGCAACAATACAAAACTTTACACTAAACAAAGATGCCTTTGATCCAACAAATATTTCAAAAACGTTTGCCACAGCAAGCAAACTAGGTCCAAGTATCGATACTAGTCTTTACAAAAGTACCAAAGATGAAGACCTTACTTATACAGGCGATGATGGTATTGTATGGGACAGAGTTAATGCTGAACGTCTGCGCCGTAGTCTATCAGGATTGCCAACACCCCGTCCCAAAGAGCCACCATTAGTGCCAGCAGGACCAACTCCGCCAAAAGATCCTGAAACAGTTATCAAAACTGCAAAAATAGTTGATCCCGATGCTGTCACTGCGACTAAAGCAACCGCTACTAAAAAGAAAGCAGTGTTTGATAAAGAGTTAGATGAAAAAATCTATAACCCGTTTGTCAAAGAGTATTATAAAATTTTAACTCTTTGGGACACAGATAGAATGCAATTAGAAAAGCAAGTACTAGCCTCAAGTACAACTGAGTGGGTAGGAGATGCCGCTGATTTCAATAAAATCAAAACTGAATACAAAAGAATTATAGAAGAAAAGCCCGACGCATCAACTCGCACAGCCGAAGAAAACCTTATTGTTAAACAACGAAATTATTATAGAGGTTTATCTGAGCAGTATTCTGAACTGTTTAAAAGATATTCTTGGTCCAGCGGTCGATTTAAAGAAGTGGCCACGCAATATGCAATCGTACGTGAAGCATTTATGGCTAGTAAAACATTTGGAGATTTGGCGCCGTCTACTGAATCTGCTATAATGGCAAATGTGCCAAACGAGTGGAAGAAGTATGTCGGTGAAGTATATAAGTCTTATGCTGAGTTTGCCAAAGCAAACCCAGACAAAGATAAGCCACCTACTGCTTAACTTACAATTTTGATACTGGAAGTGGATTCCAAGTATTGATCAGCCGCTGGCTTCATTGTAGGTGCAATTACTGTAATGGTACTCTTGTTCAAAGAGATTACTTTGTCTTGTTCTACAGTAAACAAGTATGGCACCATAGCAAGTCCGTTAGGCCCCGCTGTAAGCACCATGGTTTTAGATAGTTTTACAAACGTATCTGTTTCTGTGTCTAGTCGTGCAACTAGTTCTTCTCCTGAAGTAAGTTTGATTGTTACAACTTCTCCAGAACTTACGCCTTTATCGATTAACATTTAAATAGTCCTTTGATTTCTAATAGTGAAATTACACTTGCACTAGTATAACTGCGTTGAATTAAAAAGTCAATGGTATCCAGCATTTCTTTTTCATTAATTTTTTCAACAGGTCCTTCATCTTTGCTGTTCCAAAGATATGCAGGATTCAACAGTGTGTGTCTAACTTTGGTTGGGCTAATCAAAATTCTTTCGTTCCAGTCAAACAAATCTCGCTTGCTATGTCCGGTCTGATGAAATCTCCAACTCATACTACCAATGGTTATAAAATATGTACTCAAGCCTTCGAAGTCATGACTTCGATACATAGCAGTCAGTAATTTATTTTGATTTGAGTCTGGAAGGCAATTGACAACAACATCGTAGTTCATGCTCATTGCCACTGCTTCATTGAGTTTTTCTGGAATAGGAAATCCAACACTGGTGCTGATATTGTCAGCATTGTATTTTTCTACTATGGATTTTCCTAGGCCTGATGAACCGCCCACGACTAGTATTTTCATTATCGAATAAGACCGTGAACTTCTCTTAATCCGCCCACATACTTGCCGTCGATAAACAACGCTGGCATTTCCAAAGTTGCATTGGGGTCAGCAGCCACAAGTTGGTCTACAGTATATCCTTGACCTATACATTTTTCCACAAACGGGGTATTTGTTCTATTTAGGTGCAATATTGCTTCCCGGCAATATGCATCGCCTTCCCTGGTCCATAATACTATATTCATGATAGTTTAGCCTTTAGTTCTGTAAAACCACCGATCAGTTCCTCACCTAGAAAAATCTGTGGTACTGTACGTGCTGTTGGCACTGCTTCTAATAAATCTTCTTTTGAATAACCGTCACCGATTTTCTTTTCTTCAAAAGGTATACCCTTCATCTTTAACAATGCCTTTGCTTGATCGCAATAAGGACAGTTGTATTTGCTCCATACTGTTGCTTTCATTTCTTTCCTTGATTATAAACTTGGTAATTCTTCGTAGTCAATGGCATCACTCATAACACCAATGACATAATTTGTGCTTTCATTTTCTTGTAATGCAGTTTGTTTCTTACTGGTATCAGTGTGTTTATTAAACCACGGGATCGGAGTTGATTTAGGAGCAGTGGCTTGATACTTGATACCTATTTCTTTCAATGCGCCTGTTGCAGTGTAGTCAACAAAGTCGCTGAGAATAGGAGCATTGAGTCCAATCACCGGACCCTTTTTAAACAAGTATTCAGCCCACTCTTTTTCTTCTCTAATCACATCTTTATATAGTTGATACACTTCTGCCTCACAGTCCACCTTGGCTTGTGCAAAGCGTGGATCTTCTTTGACCACTTGATTAATCAAGAAGGCCGTCCAACCTTTGTGTAGCAGTTCGTCTTGCAGAATCAAACTGATGATGTTGCCATTGCCGATAAAGATCTTGTTTTCTACCATGGCCAAACTTGTGGCAAATGATACCATGAAGCGTAGTGCTTCCAGTGCATAACTAGCATTCAATGCCAGCCAGATTGCCTTGACGTGCGTATATTCATTGATCTTTTCGCCTGCCTCTTTACGACAGTTGATCATATGAAGGTCGTCATAGTACTTGCCTACACTTGACGCCATTTCGACAATTTCTTTTGTGTCGTGAATGGTAGCAAAAATTTCTTTAGGCACATTATAGATGTTGCGTATGATGTGACTGTAACTGCGACTATGGATGTTGGTTTCAAAGAATGTCCAGTTGTAGACCAGTGCTTCTAGTTCTGGAAGACTTATGACCGGAGTAAAGATTTGACTTGGGCCGCGACCTTGCAAACTGTCAAGAGCAGTTTGCCTAAGCAGGTTACTAGTGAAGATATGTTTGACAGCATCGCTGGCTTCCTTAAAATCGTTGGCGTCCTTGGTAAGACTGATCTCTTCCGGAACCCAAAAGAAACCTCTAGCAGTTTTTTCAAAGTCTGAAATCTTATTGTACTTGACTTCTTCGAAACGTTGAATGGTAACTGGGCCTGCTGGATCCAGAAACATCTTACGACTTAGATAGTCTGTTTTTGTGTGTAAGTTATATTGTGCTTGACTCATTTATATTTTCCTGATGCAAGTACTATCTTGCAAATGTGTTCTAATCTTTCTATGTGCTCATAGGCACGCCATGGACTTGTGTCGATAGCAACAACACCATGTCCTTTGATGCCTACTATATCGTAGGCAATGTTTCCGTTTTTATCCAACTGCAACTGCTTATGACACTGGTCAGCAAGTTCTTGACTGATAGGAGGCACATCAGCCACATTGGGTGCCACCCGTGTATAACGATTAAGTTCTGGAAATGCATCGCTGATAGTACTCAAATCAATACCGGCATGCATGGCGGCAATACAGTATGTTGGATGAACGTGTACTACAACTCTAACCTCACCAGAGTGTTGACCCATTTCTCGTTGTAGGCCAAAGTGTAGGGGAATTTCTCCGCTAGGTACTAAGTTTTTACTGATCTCAGTGTAAGGCAAGTCTCTCCAGTTATAGCCAAAGATACCAGTACCGTTGCCGCTATTGATAGTTCTATCAATTGCAATCTTTTTAAATTGGTCTGGTTGTAGTGTTTGCTTACGCACACCGCTCGGTGTAATATAAAAGTGATCACGGTCGTGGTGGCGAATACTCACATTACCATCACGACTGGTAATCCAATTACGCTTGTAAGCGTCTACCATTATGTCACATATAGTTTCTAACATTATAACTTACAAGCCTCGCAGTCTTCTTCTACGTCAACTTCAACATATTGTTGAGCAACTTGTAGAATCTCATCTTTAGCACGGGATCCTGCTTTGTTGATCAAACTATAGTAGAAAGTTTTTCCACCCCAGTATAAAAAGTTCATTAAATTTTTAGCAATCAATGTAGTAGGAACTTTACGATCTGCAAAGTGTGCTGGATTATAAAAAGTGTTTGTTGAAATACTTTGATCAACATATACTTGTAGTACTGCGGCAGTTTTTAAATAACCGTCACAGTCTTTTTGTTCCCACATCAGTTGATACTTGTTCTTCAACTTGTGATACTCAGGCACAACCTGCACAAACGATCCTGCCTTTGATTCTTTAACTGAAATTAAACTCATTGGCATTTCGATACCGTTGGTGCTGTTGATAACAACACTGGAACTTTCAACTGGAGCAATAGCCATTTGTGTAGCATTGCGCACACCATGTTCTAACATGTCTCCTCTCAAAGTTTCCCAGTCTAGTTCTGGAGTAAAATCTGCTAGGTCATTGGAACCAGCGGCACGTAGTTCCCAAGGAAATTCTCCTTGACCATATCTTGTCTTGTCACTGTGGTCGCACTTGCCACGTTCTTTGGCTAGTTCAACAGTGGCTTCTGTTAGGTAGTATGCTTGATGCTCCATCCACGACTTAATGTCTTGTAGTGCATCTTTCTCGCCATAGCGTAGGCCACGCTTGGCATGCCAGTAGGCCAAGTTAGTAACTCCAATGCCTAGGGGACGGATTTCATCGTTGCTTAACTTCGACTGAATTGATAGGAAATCTTGATAGTCCAATATATTATTGAGGCTTCTATGTAGAATGCGACAAGCCCTGCGCATATCTTCAGGATTACGGAAGGCTCCCCAATTAATTGAACCAAGAGTGCATAAAGCGATGCGCCCATCAGCATCATCGAGACGCTTAAAAGACTTAGTAGGTAAAAGTATTTCACAGCAAAGGTTACTCTGATAAATGGTGTGATACTCAGGATCAAATGGACCTTGGTTCATCACGTTGTCAATAAACACTAGATAGATACGGCCTGTATCAGTGCGCTCTTTTAAGATGCCTGACTTGAATACTTCCTCAGCACTCATAGTCTTCTTGCGAAGGTTTGGCTGACGTTCGTATTTTACGTACAGTTCTTCAAACAGTTTAGTATCTTTGTAGAAGGCTTCGTACAAGTCAGGCACTTGATTGGGATCAAAGAAAGTTATGTTTTCTTTGTTTTTGAATCGTCTCCAGAAGAAAGCACTAAGCACAACCCCATAATCCATATGACGGACTCGGGTTTCTTCTGTTCCTTGGTTGTTCTTAAGTACAATAAGGTCATCAAACTGATGATGCCAAATAGGATAGAATACAGTAGCACTAGCATTACGGATACCTCCCTGACTGCATGAGCGCAAATCTCCGAACCATTTTTTCAGGAATGGTATCATACCTGTGTGCATGATCTCACCACCACGGATGGGACTGCCTAGTGGACGTAGTCGTCCAATTTCTAAACCAATGCCAGCACGTTTACTGGCATACTTGGCCATCATCTCTCCAGAAGCAAATATGCTATCCAGATCGTCGT